ACTGATAAAAGAGGTGATTTCATAGGGGAACTTCGCATTTAAAAAGCATGTCGGCTTCGGTCATATCCAAATCCTTTGGCTCCCCCTTGGGGTTCATCAAAGTGACAAACTTAAAATGCTTGGTTAATATTTCGTATAGCTCCGCGGGTGTCCACTCGCGCACATGCCGTTTCGACTTTGGTCCCTCTTGCCCAATATGACCGCTGTTGCGGTTTGGCGTAGAAATAAACACCGCAGTTCCATCTTCTCCCGGTTCAAGATATTTACCGGCTTTGTTCTTCTTACACAACCTTTTTAGAAAAGCTAAGTATTTTTCGTACTCGTTGATATGCTCTATAACTTCAACAGAAACAACCACGTCAAACGCCTGAATATCACGATCTTCTTTTAAGAAATCGATCACATCAAAAGTAACCTGCGGTGTGTAGTAAATGTTAGTTTTGTACCGGGCAAAAACTGTCTTGGCCCATTTAATCGATTCCTCGTCCACATCAATTCCCCAAACATAATCGGCGGCCTGTGAGAGTATATTGGAACCAAATCCGCCCCCGCAACCAACATCGGCAATTTTAGGATTCCAAATATACTTTGGATATTGCGGATGTACCTTGACCTTATTGAAACAAAAATCTCTTACAAATTCGTAGATGGAAAGCGTCGAAGGTTGCAACACATTCCGTTTTGTCTTGAAGAACATATCAATGTTTCTTCGATACTGCTCACAATGAGAATAATCCAATTCTGGATTTTCTTTATAGTTTTCCTGCTTGATCGATTGATCCGTCATATTCGTTGAGCATCGGTTCCATCTGGTTCTTGAAAATCCAATCCCGATTGAACTTCTGCCTTAATTTATTAAAGGCGTTTATTGGCCGATTCTTCGATAACTCGGCGATGATTACTTTTGCCACATCTTCATACCATACTTCCTCATTATTATAAGATACAGTTTCCGTCAATGAGCCGAACTGAAAGTAAAGCGCATTTTCCCCGAAAAATTCCCTTAATGGAGCGAAGCTTTGATTTAGTACCAGTAAACATTTTGAGGCGGCCGCTTCCAGAAGAATTAATGGACAATTTTCAGATTGCGTTGGAAATATAAATAAGTTAGAGAGGGTAAATAATTCACGCACAATTTCGTGGGAAACTCCAACTTCGTATTCCTTTCCTTCGTAAGAAGTAAAAATCATATCCTGTCTTGAAAGTCCAAATTCAATTCCTTTTTGGATAAGATAGTCAATGCCGGACTTTTCCCGTTGGGCGTTGGCGTGGGCATTAGGGCAAATGAATCTTACCTTCTTCCCTCGCTTCTTTAGATTTCCCATAACACGAAGCAATTTGTCAACTTGCTTGCCGGTAAATCTGGTTGATGATACCGGGTACACATCAACTATGTCGGCACTTAGTATATCGTATTTTTTAATGAGGTTACTCACGAATGGACTGTAATTAAAGAAGCTTCTTAAATCCAAAGGGTTATAAACAACTCTCACATCATCCAGTTGCCCCCCGTACATTTCCGCAACCCTTAGTGTATCGTAGTGGTTCATATAAACTAACTTTGAGTTTGGCATCTTAGCGTATCTCCAAACGTGCGGCGTAACCAGATTCTCTGGCCTTGGCGATGGGGCAGAATGAATCCAATGAAACCACTTGCATGGTAAATCTTTCGCGGCCTCGCGCATACCAACATTGTATGGCAAAAACCATCCTTGAAAGATAAGGTCGTGGGTAAACACAAAATCCACATCTTTTAGATGGGACTTAAAAGCCTCCTTAATTTTAGCAACCTGTTCCTGAAATCCCGGTTCAGGGTCTTGGTGGCCAGAATAATCGATTAACTGAAAACGAGGCACAACTTTCCTAATTTCTACTCCCGTCGGAACTTTTGCGTCGTCTTTGAAATTATCGTGTACAAATAGAATTGGAGTATAACCATTTTCTAAAAGAGATAAAAGCTGTTCTTCCACAACAGAAGTCAAACTATATGCCTTGCTCCACTCATAAAAAGTTGTAAGACAAGCAACTTTTTTAGATTTTTTTTCTTCCTCCATATTGATTTGATATAAATACTTTTGTTTTATCATGACATGGACGACATAGCGTTCTGCCATTTGCTTTCCATAGTCTTTCCACAGTTCTCGCTTCTTGCGCAGTTTTTATCCCATTTATTAAATCTCTAAATGGAATAGGATAATGATCTGCCTCTAAATAAACCCTTTTCCCACTGCCACTTTTTACGCCACATTTTTGACAAGTATAACTATTTTTTTTAAAAATTGATTTTCTCCACAAATTATATTCTGGCAGTCCGTGAATAGAAATCCTTAAGTCAGATATTCCTCCCCGCCATCTTGAATTTTTTTTACCCAATGCTTTGCCTTTCCTACTATCTGATATTTTCTTTATAGATAGTTCCGTATGTTTTAACCCAATCCTACTTTTAGCGGCTAACTTTTGAGCCATTCTAATATGGCTTAACATTTTTTGCGTAGGTTTTTTCCATTTACCAAAACCAGCGCAAATACGAGAACAGTATTTCCCATTTCCCTCTCTTACTCTGAATGGCCATATTTTAAAAACTTTTTGACAATTTTTACAACTTTTGATAATCATAATTCTATATTATCAAATCTATAAAATGTTGTCAAATAGTTATTATCACCCAATTATGGGTCAGTTTTATATAGCTTTTTATTGAAGCTTTTTTTCTGACATTCTCCTCGGACCAATCATGGCCTTGGAAGGTATGTAATAAACTGGCGACGATCGGCGCTCCGGGCTTTGCTATTCTTCTTACTTCTGTAAGGATTGGTGACCAATCTTCAAAGTAGTCCAAAAGCCCGAGCATAATTACCGAATCAAATTCTTTGTCCGTCAAACCAGTATTAGCGGCTTCTGCCACTAAATACCTCCCCCGAGGATAATGTTTCTTTGCTTCGACAATCGCTTGCGAAGAAAAATCAATACCCGTTAAATCAATATCCTTATTCTCGTACATCACACAAGGCCCACAGCCCAAATCCGCTACCTTACCTATAAGAAACTGTGAACAATACTCCCACAACTTTTGATGCTGTCGGTTGTATGCTACATTTTTTCTTGCCCAAAAACTATCCCAAAAATATGGATGATCCATATTATTAAGCCATCGTAGTCGTCGAAGAAGTACTGCTGGTGCTTGATGAGGTTGAGGTTGTTGACGACGAAGTCGAGGTAGTAGAAGTGGACGATGTTGATGTAGAAGTTGTTGATGTGGAAGAAGTGGAGCTACTAGTAGTGCTAAAAGTAATAGCTGTTTCCTCACTACCTAAATTTGCCATGGTATTTTAAGCGAACTCTGCTATTCTCAAGCGCTTGCCTGCGCCGGTGCTTGAAACAGCATAAATCGTTACATTAGGGCCAACTGGAAGGAATAATCTATCTCCATCTCCAAACTTCTGCCCTACTTTTACTAATTGAGCCTTGGTAAGGTCTGTTCCGACTGCCGATTGACCGCCGATGAAAACTTTGGTCGTACCTCCCACGGCCATTTGAATCATCAGCCACTTTCGATCAGGCAAATTGGTTGAACCCACTCTAATAGCTGTAATGGTTGTTGAATTAATATCGACAATTCCACTAACCATTGCTAAATGTGCTTCTGGTAAAAAATCTGGCATTGTTTTGTCCTCCGATTGAAATTTAAATTCGGAATAATAATTTTCAGAAGGGGAGGATCCGACCTACTCACTATTATTCCTAACTCAAACTTCAAAGGAAGTTTGAGTCATTCGACTTTTATTTATGCTTCCTCCTATGTGCTTTCAGCCCAAGTTCACTCTTGGAGATGAAATCACAATCTTCGCACTTTAATGGATTAACCGTCTTGTCTACTTGCGATTGATCGATAACGGTTTTCGCGTCTGGTAATTTTGGTTCTTCTACTATCTGGTCGGGAAAATTCTTGGCTACCATTTTTTTCATCAGCTTGATTTCCTCTTCAGGATTTACAAACCGAATGGCGGCGTGTTTCATTTCCTCGGCCGTTCCTTTAAAAGCGGCAAATGCTTCCCGCTTGTAGATTTTTCGGGCAAGGTGCGCGGCGGCATAGTTTACCAAATACTTTGGCATGGTAACAGTTTCACCGGCAAGAATGGGTTTGACGAAATCATAAACGGTTTTTTGACCCGTTACTGTATCGACAAAACCTTTATCATTCAACGCTCTTTGTGTAATACTTTCCTGCCTTGATTTCATTCTATCTGGGAAAATCCCACCAAAGGGTTTTGAATCCCAAGTGAACTCGAAATCTTCTTTATCTATATTGGTAAAGAATCTTGGCGCATCTTTTTCGATGTCTGTTCCGTCTTCCGGATTAGGCACCGATTCTAAAATTGAATAATTTGGCATAGTTTCATTGGCAAATTACTTTATGCCTCTTTGGTCAGGGGGGCAACCCTGCGACCGTTTTTGTGGTTAAGCCCACATTCCTTTCCCCCTCCTAGATTGACGAGATTACGCCAAGAGAGAGGAAAAGAGTATCTGGGATCAACTAGTCAAATGCTGTGTCCTGAACTATCGGATAGTTCAATTCCACAGTGGCAACGCCACCTGAAACTGCCGAACGACCGATTGCACCGACTACGAAATCTCCGGAAACATCGGAATCGTCTACTGAACCAGCGGTGCTGGTCAAGTAAATTTTTCCATCGTCAACGAAGCCCGAAAGTACAAGCGCAATGGTGTTTTTTCCGTATACTTGGAACCAACCAAAACTAGTAGTAGCAGCAATAGCGGCCATTGCGATTGCAATCCTTCCCTGTGCATTTGCAACAGTTCTGGTAGTAACATGGTTTTCATCGAAGAAAACCCAGTCACCAGCAACGCATGAAGCTACGCCCTGCATGTAGATGTACTCATTTCCATCCGGATCCATAGCACGAGTGCCAAGGGGATGTTTTTGAGCAGTATCTACAATAGAGGTATCGCCAGAAAAAATTTGTGTTCTTCCTGTTAATAAAGCCATGTTTAGGTTTTGTTCGTCATATACGAATGAGTTCGGCAAGCATCAGTGACTAATTGGGTGTAAAGCAACAACTGTCCGACTGCGGCGTCTTGGTTCGTTGGAACCTTTAAACCGGTCCAGCAGAATCCGTTGTACTCTGGCTTGGTTACATAGCCGGGGAAAATTTCCGTTGGGTATGGCCACATTGCCAATCCAATATGATTTTCGTTAAGCCAGTAAAACCTTCCAGAAGTACACTTTTCATCTGACACGATCGGTCGGCCTCGGAAGAACAAAGATGTAAATCCTAATTCTCCAGTTTGGCCTTTTTGAACACCGGCGCGGGTCATTGTTCCGTACTCCTTGCTCATACCCATAATTGGGTTATTGAAACTGATAGTTCCCATAGCTAAACCTTCGATCGTTGTCCAAATCGCAGGAGTTGTTACTCCTAAGGTTGGCTGATCAGAACCGATTTGAGCTGCATCATAAGATGCGGCTAATTCGGCTCGGGTAATAGCGTTGGAAGAGCTGTCAATGTTCGAAACCCAAGTAGTATAGGTAGCGCGAGCAAGCGCAGCGTAAGTTGCGGTTCCGTTACCATCATCAACCGCGGCATCAAGCCCGGTTAATTGTTTGCTAGATGTTCCGGTTCCGTCGCTGTATAATCCAGTGCCGAATATATCGAGCATATCGTCTGCAACAGATCGTAATTCAGTTGCTAAGAAATTCAAGATTCCTTCCGGACCCTTGTTGATAGCAATTTGAATACCTGATGCTCCGACTGACCAATATAACTGCCTTGGATACAATAGCGCATTGACCCGGGTGTTCATCTGGTTGGTGGCAAGCGTATCAAATCCCGAATACCAACCTCCCTGCGTGGAAGCTTGATATTTGATTGGGAATTGTACGAATTTACCAGTAACTTCACCCCAAGCGGCTGCGTCTTTCCTGTTGGTTAACATACGCATTGCAAGCACATTGCCAAGCAATACGTTATCAGTAACCTTAGGAATAAGCCCATCTCTAGTGACTGTATCTACTATATCTCCAAACGTACTCATTATTATGACTCTCCTTTAACTTTGAATATTATCCTCCTACGCCGAAATGTTTAAGACCTTCTTTAACAATATCGGTCATAGATTTCTTGCCCAAATCCTTAGTTAAATCGACCTCCGGTTTTCCGTCCTTGGTTCTTTGACCAGTCGGTTTCTTTGGTGCGGGTTCTGCAATGCCCCCTAATCTTTCATAGAGTTCCATTGCTTTCTCCCATTGAACATTGCCTTCCACATCATAAACGCCGTAGCGTTCAACAATGGTAAGCAATTTCTTATTATCAAAGTCGCCGTGAACAGTATGAAGTCTGTCTAAATCGGATTTCAGGTCTTCCTGTTCCTTTTTAGATTGATCAGCTTTTTCTTGTTCATGCTTGGTTAAGAAATCGCGGAATTTCTTCTCGTCCTCCGGAAGTTCAGTTTTTGGTGCTGGAGGATTTTTCAGATCCTTTAACTCTTTGGCTAATCTAATGGCTTCCTTTTGGGATTCCTTAAATTTTTCCTCGTAGTTAACGGGATCTTTAGGCGGATCTTTTGGAGGATCGCCGGCTCCTGCCGTTCCACCCGGGTTTGGATTTGGGTCCGTTCCGTTTGGGTTTGGATCTTCACTCATGCTTTTAAATGCCGTCCCACTTTCGCGGGGTTAGGACTTATATTTTATTATTGTATTATGTACCGACCTTTTATGCAAATTCTTCTGTCAAATGGTATGTTAATAAACTCCTTTCTTTTTTAAATCTTCGTATTGCTTTTGCATCCTACCACCGGCTTCTTCATTCCAGAATTTCAAATTCTTAATATTTCTTTCAGCTCGCGTGCGCTTTTCCTGCATATGCTCTTCGCGAACTCCGACTTTGTAATAGCCGTAGTTTTCTTTTGCTTTGCCGATAAGTTTTTGAACTGCTTTTCTTAGTGCCAAATTAGTTCACTTGACTGATTAGTTCCTGAAATGTTGGAGCTAATAGTTTTTCTTCAGCCCTCTTTGCTGGATGATGGGCTTGGCATAGTGTAATGCCATTGTTAATTATATATCTTAACTCCAGATAATCGCGCCATGGTAAAATATGATGAGCAACTACTTTCCCACCACAATCATCATTATTCATTTGACAAATATATCTATCTCTTTTAAAAACTTTGTACCTCCATTGTTTATACTCTGGATTATTTCTTTCGGTCCAGTATTGTTTGATTTGAGTCCTATCTTTAACCCAAAGTGGATGTTTCTCACCAAATGCTCCGTTATTTTCTTCTCTCCATCTATCAAGCGCATCATTTGGTTTTATATGTCTACCAGTAATCCAAGGTCTATATCCTTTTTTAAAACCATGAGTATTTCCTGTTAAAGCGATAGCAATTTTTCTTTTTGTTGCTTCTGAATGTTTTCGTCCTTTCTTATGGGAATAAACTCCTGATGGCATTTATTTCATTCCTCCTAAATTTTTAGCCGCCGCGCCAATAGAACCTCGACCGGTCTTGGCGGGGCTTGTTTTGTTTTCTCTTGGTTGCGCTTTCGTTCCCTGTGCCGCAACTTCCATCTGCAACTGACCTTGTTTAAATGCCATCAATTTTTGCGCAGCGTCTTGTGGATTTGGGAATTTCAATCGTTCAAATAAAGTGACCGGATCAAGCGCGCCCATAGCCCAAAGTTCTAAAGCTTCTTGTCGTTTTGAAACTTCATCAGTTGGCAAAGTCGTTCCTGATTTGATGATAACTTTTAAGCCCTTCTCAATTTTATCTGCGGAAATCCTTACGAACTCATTTCCTGATTCTCCGTAAGAACGATATATTTTCTCGCCGGGCATTTTTATCTTTATGATTTGCGTCAGCCAATTTCCCAATTCAGAAACGCAGCGCTCATATTCGCGTACCAACAAATCAATTCGTCCGTAATCAGATTGCTTCAAAAGCATCCTACCACCAAGTGTTTCAGATTCTCCACGTTCTCCGCGCGTGGTAGCGTGCGTACCAAAAATATTATCAAAGGCGCGCTCGGCCATGATTTTTAATTCGGCGATATAATTTGGCAAAGGCGGCGGCGCATCTCTTCGAACTTTGTTTTGGTTGGCAATTCCAGAACCATATAAAATCAATCCGGGCGAGTTAGTGATTTTAGTCCGGGCTTCTTCTTCGGTCATAACTTCCGAATCAACGAACCATTGTGCGTTACCGGTCTTGGTTGCATTGTTGATAATCAACCTATTGGCAACATTGATGGTATCCTGAATCGAAATCGTTTGCTGGATTAAATCGGTTTCACCGATTGGCTCTGAACCCAACCTAAATGCCGAAGCAATAATAATTGGCAATCTCGCTTCGTCAAAAAAGTTTTTATCTTTATCTTCAAAATTATACAAATCATTCGTTTCCACATCGATAATATAATTCTCACACTTATAGAAAGTGATATCTTTTGTGTGGTATTCCCAAACCACATGCATATTATTTAAAGTTTTTTCTGATGATGTATTTGCTCCCTTCTTTTCCAAATATTCGTCATACTTTTTCTGCGTAAACTTTGCTATAAATTCTTCGGTAGTGTAATCTTTTTTCCTGAAAAAATAAAATAGTTTTGAAGTTTTTGGGAAATAAAGTTGCTGTGGTCTGACATATTCCACATCCGGTTCTCCGGTTGTTTCATTAAAAAACGGAACCCATGCGCCAAATCTGTAAATTAACATGTGGCGCATAAGCATTTCTCCTTTTGACCTGACATCTTTTTCTTCGTAAATAATCGATAATGTTTTTTCCACAGCAGTAGCGTATCGAATAGCGGTATCGGATTCTTCTACTGGCTCGGCAATAAACTTTGGAGAGTTTGCGGTGATAATTGGGACGATTGTTTCAATGCCCATATAAATATGATTTTGCACCGCATTGGACATATTGCGGGGAATCATATCCATGCCAGTCTGGCGTCCCTTGTAGTACGCCTCGTTGACTGTCCAAATTCTTTCCAACTGGTCGTGGTACTCTTTGCTTTCTTTATCCCAATCAGCGGCGATTTTTAACAAATCTTCATGGGGCGTATCAATATCCGGCATCTGATAGCCGTAATCTATTTTCTTTTTTTCTTCTTTTGCTGGCGATGAAATATTATAGTCCATATAAATTTTCCTCGTTTAAAACTCTATCTTTTACATATTTACGCTCCCAAGGTTTTGAAAATTGCCGGTCATATTGCCTATCGAGTTTTTCTTTTCTGGTTTCACTTTGCTCTGCAAGTATTTTCTTCCGGCGCTCGGTATCTTTAAAAGGATCATCTTGATAAACCAAATCCCATAATTGAGAACTCGGCTGAATAGTATCTACATCTTCCTGTAACAGTAATTTTTTAAAACCGCAACTGGCACACTGTCGCACAATAACCCAGCGCTCTTTTTTCTGTTCGTGAAATTCTGCGCGAATCTGTTTATCACAATCCGGACAAAAAATATATTTTACTTTTTTGGGGTTAATTATTGTTATCATAATTCTTTGTCAAATTTTTATCAACCACCCACTCTCCAATCATTACCAGCTTGCCTCTGCTGTTCAAGTTCCATCTCGGCATAAATATTTGGCATCTGTCCGTCTTTTATTTCAAACGATGAAGGTGCAACTCGATTTTCTTGCGTGGCAATAAATTCCGCCTTGGCTCCATATTTTAAAAACATTCTCATCGCGTATACAATCGAATCTACCATGTCGTCGTGTGAGCCGGTTGGAAATACCGACATCTCTTCGTACAGTTCTTCGGACCTTATAAACACCTGCCCGTTTTCCCAAAAGTGGATAACTGTCAAAGCCCTTGTATATTTATCGCGTGGAGTTTTTGATTCCTTTTCGTTGTCGCTATAGTTTCCAAGCCCGAGCGCTTCAACATGAAAGTTTTTTAATCCAGCTAGTCTTGCTTCCCGATACAAAATCGGGCGCAAAATCTGGTACATATTCTGCTCCTCAATTCCTAATTTAATCGGATTGTGGCGCTTGTAAAACTCAATAATTTTTTTTACCAGTTCCCATGTTCCCCAATGGCCGCGCAAGGTTTCAATCTCGTAAAATTTATTATCTTCGGTTTCTCCAATACAACAAAGTGAAGAGTAATCTCCCTTCTGTTTTTCAGTGGCCGCGATATCAAGCGCCGCAAATTTTCTGATAAAAATAGGTTTCTCTAAACTTGGATTCCAGCGTTGCAACCATTCGGGTTTCCACAGACAAATATCAGAAGCGATCGGATTATTTTGGAACTCTGATTCGAACGCGTACATTCCAATAGCTTTGCGCCGATTCTCCAAATCTTCGGCTGAAAACCTATCGGGCCACAACGACTTACCATCGACTAACGCTTTATACTTTTTTGTTTTCCAATCTCCAAACTGTTCTTTTTTATTTATCAAATCGGCGATCAACGAAAGTGGATGTAAAATCGTTCCAATAAAAACTAACTGCTGGTCATTTTTTAATACATTGAGCAAAGCGCCAAGGAACCACTCTTTGAGATACTTGCGCTGTTCTTCGGATCGTACCATTTCCTCATCTTCGAGGTCGTCGCAGAAGACCTTAGTTGGTCGCAATCCTCTAACCTGACAACCGCGCCCTCTTGCTCGTATTTGAGAAAACACTCTTCCGTCTGCGTCTTGGATAACGAGGTGAGAGGCAGTCCAACGCTTTGATTCTTTTTCTCCCCATCTAAGAATTGGGGCAAAATCTTCTTTGATTCTTTCATTGCCTTCTAATTCAAATTTAATTTTCCGAACCCAATCTTCGGCCATATCAGCGGATTGGGAAATAGATAATATATCTTCAAGCCGGTGGAATAATAAGCAATAAATCGCGTAGATGATTTGCACATTGGTAGACTTTGCAAATCCGCGGGGCGCCGCAATTCCTAACCGGTTATATTTGAAAAGCATCTGACGTATTTCCACATGGAACGCCGGGGTTTTGTTTTCCAAAATATGGCCCAGATAATAACTGGCAAAATATTCAATATCATTTTCCGCGTCAATCCTCCTCTTTTTTCTTATCAATGCCGATATTAGTGCCGGGTTGTTTTCCAACAAGTTTTTCATTAGCTAAAATTTCATCCTCCATGATATCAAGTTTTTCTATGAACACACTCTTTTGAGTTTTAAGATTTCGGATCATCGCATCAAGGGCGATAAGTTCGTTATCTTTAGCGAGCATCTGCCTTCGAGTAAAAGTCTTAATTTCTAAATCAAGGTCATAAACTTTATGCTCCGTTCGTATCTTGGCCGCTCCTAAGAAGATTAGTTTTTCCTTTGGACTTAGCATTTAATTGTTTTGCCATTTGGGTTAATAATTGAGCTAACTCTCCGGGGCCAAGTTTTTCAACCTGTACATCGATGTTGATTGAACGCGACTCGATTTTTTGCGACGGAAACATGTCCCGCAACTTCGCCGCTAAATCGATATATTTGTGTCGCGTGGCTTGGTCTGGAATATCAGTTAGCTTTGCTCGGCCTTTGTATGAAGCGATATAGTTGGAGTCCAATCCCTCCCGTATTCTTTGGAAAATAAATTCATCGGTCAGTCCCGCGCCCTCTTTTAATCTTTGAATTTCGTTTTTTATTTTATCAGTATTAAGTAACCTCCAAGATATCGTATCAGCGCTAACGGGATTTTTTGTTTTGTAAACTGCAAGGTAAGACTGCCGCTGATTTCCAGCGTTTTTACCCGAAACAAATTCGGCGCAAAATCGTTTTTGAAATTCAGTTAGTTTTGTTGCAGTTGCCATAGAAATAGTTTAAAGGATGGGGCAAGGAAATCCTGCGAAACCTCGCCTTCCGGTGCGCACTATTAAAAATATTGGAACCGTCGCCCCAATCCTTAAACTGTTTCGTCGTCTAAGAACTCGTCGTCGTCCTCTTCTTCCTCTTCATCATCCTCTTCCTCGTCGTCGTCTAATTTTTCGTCTTC